CGTTAAGAACAACACGCATATGGGAGAATGACAAGTGTTTTATGCCATCATCGAATGTGTTACAGAGTTGTCTCGATTGCATGTATCGCAGAAGAGACAAAGATGTAGCGAGAGGACAGAGATTAGACTGGCCACCGCGTTGGCACACCGGCATGATAGTGGATGTCGTTAGGTCATCTATAATACCGTCATTTGTAAGCAGACCAGCATTGACGCCTGTGCTAGAGACACCACAACCGCCAAGAGGACTGAATCATCAGAAGGATGTTATAGAATCATTCGAACGAGTGGTGGCAGCGCCAATACAGAAGCTGCAATACGCACCTGATATGGCTGCTAAGCTAGCTAAAGGTCTCGATGCATGTATCTTTCCTCACAAAATACCTCAGATAAATGAGGCGTTGCCGTTGGGTAACCAAGAGATGAAAGTGCTATGGTGGAACACTAGAAGCGATAGAAAGAGATCTGCTGTATACTTGGCTGAACCCAAACTGATGGATGGTTCAACATATTACTGCATCATAAAGAGCGATGGTAAGCCGCAGCTAGATAACAGTCACAAGGATGAAATACCCAAAGGACAACTGATAACTGCGAGCAGCGCATTTTGGTCAAGTGTATTCGCACCATTATTTCAGGTGATGTTAATAAAAGTCATGGCAGTGTTGAAACCGAACATAGTGTTTAATACCAGAGTGACGTGGGAAGAGCTAAACGCAAACATAGATAACTTGCTATCGGGTCAACAGTTCAAGACACTGGAACTGGACATAAGCAAGTTTGACAAGAGTCAAGACGAAGTGATGTTAGATGCGCAATGCATAGTATTCGAGAGATTCGGTATGAAGAAGTGGATGGTCGAGTTGTGGAGAGCGCACCACGAATTGTGCAAACTAACCGCGCCGAAGTATGGAGCGAGATATAAAGTGGGATATCAAAGAAGATCTGGAGACGCGGTCACATGGTTTGGCAATACATTAGTATTATTGATGATATTGTCGCATCTTTATCCAATTCAAGACTATGTAATGACAGTGTTAGGAGGTGACGACAGCATATGTGCAATACCCATGGATCTGGAAGTGTTAGAT